GATCCTGCCGAAGGAACTGAAGATCACCAATGAATCGGATTTGACCGATGAGCAGCTTATCGAGCGCATCCGCCAGCTCGATTCCGTCATTCGACCTTTCCTCGGCGCTGAAGGAACGGGCGGCGCTGGCATCGGAAATCAGCCGCCGGCTATCACGCACTAAGCTCAAGCGATACCAGCCTTACGCGAAGCAGCAACTATTTCACGCCAACGGGGCAAAGGATTCTGAGCGCCTGTTCATGGCAGGCAACCAGTTGGGAAAGACCGTTGCGGGTGGTTCTGAATGGGCCATCCATGCGACGGGCCGTTATCCCGACTGGTGGCAAGGCGCGGTATTCGATAAGCCGCCGTTGTTGTGGGCTGGATCGGTCACAGGCGAGTCTACGCGCGACAATCCGCAGCGTGTGCTGGTTGGCCCACCTCCGAAAGAGGAAGAATGGGGGACCGGTTTTCTGCCCGGAGATGCGCTGATCGACTGGGATCGCGCCATGGGCGTTCCGAACCTTCTGGACAACGTACAGGTTCGCTGGGGCGGCGGCGGAGATGTTCAAGCAGGTGTCTCGATCATCGCGTTCAAGGCCTACGAGAAGGGCCGGGAAAAATGGCAGGGTCCGACTGTTGACGGTGTGTGGTTCGATGAGGAGCCGCCGTCCGATATTTACACTGAAGGCCTGACGCGCACGAACAACGGGCAGCGCGGGCAATTCTCGGTTTTAACGTTCACGCCGCTGCTCGGCATGTCGGATGTGGTTCACATGTTCATTCAGGATTGTGGGCTGGAATGACGAATCGACCTCAGCACCCGAGCGGTAAGCCTATTGTTCGGACTCGCGTTGTCGGGCGTTCGATCTGGCGCATACCTGACAAGGGCCCGGTTATTCCACGTCTTCAAGAACCATCTGTGAACACGAATGCTATCGGCTTTTTGTCCACAATCGCGCACACTCAAGAAGATGAATGCGAATGAGCCGTTCGATCGTTCGCATGACGATTGAAGATGCAGGTCACTACACCCCAGAACAGCGAGCAGCGATCATCGCAAGCTATCCTGAGCATGAGCGGGAAGCGCGGGTTAAGGGTATTCCCACGCTCGGCAGCGGACGGGTTTTCCCGATCAAGGAAGAGGACATCACGGTTGAAGCGTTCAACATTCCAAAGGAATGGGCGCGTATCAACGGCTTGGACTTTGGCTGGGATCATCCGTTCGCGGCGGTTAGCTCGGCGTGGGATCGTGATGCGGATGTTTGGTACGTCACGGCCTGCTATCGTGAGAGCAAATCGACGCCGGTCATTCATGCGGCATCGATCAAGCCATGGGGCGAGTGGATACCATGTGCATGGCCTCACGATGGCTTGCAGCACGACAAGGGCTCGGGTGAGCAGCTTGCAAGCCTGTATCGCGACCAGGGCCTGAATACGCTTCCTGAACGCGCAACGTTCGAGGATGGCGGCAACGGTGTTGAAGCTGGCGTTATTGAAATGTTCGACCGGATGCAAACCGGTCGCTTCAAGGTCTTTTCGCACCTGAAGGAATGGTTCGATGAGTTCAGGCTGTATCACCGCAAGGACGGCAAGATCGTGAAAGAGCGAGACGATCTGCTTTCGGCAACGCGATACGGAGTGATGATGAAGCGATTTGCCGAACCTGAGCCAACACGCCGTGAGCGGCCTGCTCGCCATTCCGCTGGGTGGATGGGCGCCTAAGCACATGTCAGATGAACCAATGGACGTTGAAGGCGAAGTGGCCGACGACGACAGCAAAGCCATGTCTGCCAAGTGGGAGAAGGTCCATGAGGCCGCGCTTGATGAGTATGAGCGCGACTGGGAGCGTGAGCGCGGTAATCATGATGAGGCTTACGAGGATCTGAAGTTTCGGCGCGGCCGACAGGAGGATCAGTGGACACCTGAAGCGATTAATCAGCGTCGTGGCAGGCCGTGCCATACGATCAATCTGCTGCCGAAGTTCATTCGTCAGGTGACGGGCGATATGCGCAAGATGCGTCCGAGCATCAAAGCGGTGCCGGTCGATAGCAACGGCGACCCCGAGACCGCCGACGTTCTGAGCGGCATGTTCCGCTATATTGAGAACCGCTCCTACGCCAAGCACGTCTATACGACGGCGGCGGACAGCCAGGTTTGCGCGGGTATTGGTCATTGGCAGGTCACGACCGAATACGCCAGTTCGACCACGTTCAACCAAGAACTGCGGATCATGGGCATTGAGGACGGTGTTGCCGTTCTTTGGGATGCTGATTCCGTGATGCCGACGCGCGAAGATGCGATGCATTGCTTCGTGCCGATGGATATGACGCTTTCAGCGTTCAAAAAGCGATGGCCTGATGCAAAGGCTGACAGCTTTGATATTCGCACCTCAGCAGCGTTCACAGACTGGTTGAGCGACGATTATATTCGTCTGGTCACATACTGGAAGAAGGAGCCTATCAAGCGCACCCTTGCGCTGATGCCTGACGGCTCGATTGATGATCTGACCGATCAGGTCAAAGACCTTCCGAAAGATCAGCTTCAGGCCGGTCTGGGTTGGCTGGCGCAGAACAATGGCGCTCGTATCGAGGAGCGCGACGGTTACAAGGTCTGCCGTTACCTGATGACACAGGGTGAAATCCTTGAGGAATACGAATGGAAAGGGATGCACATCCCGATCATCCCGGTAGTCGGCGAGGAAGTCAGGATAGGGCGCGAGGTCTATCGGCATGGCATCGTGCGCTATGCCCGCGATCTTCAGCGTATGGTCAACTACTACGCCTCGGCTGAAACTGAGGTTGTTGCACTCCAGCCCAAAGCGCCATGGATTGTCACCAAGGCGATGGTTGAGAAGTATTACGACCAGTGGGAGAACGCCAACACCGATAATCTGCCGTTCCTTGAATTTGATGTGGACCCGAAAGCGCCGGGCCGCGCCCCTGAACGCATTCAACCGCCAGTGGCCTCGCAGGCCATTCAGTTAGGCGGCACCAAGGCTGCGGAAGATATGAAGGCCGTCATTGGCATATATGACGCCAATCTCGGGGCCAAGTCGAATGAGACTTCAGGCGTTGCCATCGCGCGACGGGACGCCCAAGCGGACACCGGTACGTTCGTTTATCTCGACAATTTCAATATGGCGATCCAGCGCACCGGCCAGATCGTTATGGACTTGATCCCGCACATTTACGATGCGCAGCGGATGATCCAGATTATTGGCGACGACGGCAAGCCAGCATTGAAGGAAATCAATAAGCCCACGGTTACGGACGGCATCGATCGCGTTCAGTACGACGTGACGACAGGTTCCTATGACGTGATGATCGAACAGGGGCCGGGCTATGCGACCAAGCGCGAGCAGGCTGCCGATGCCATGACGGCATTCATTCAGGCCTTCCCAGCTGCGGCTCCGCTCATTGGTGACATCTACGCCAAAGTGCAGGACTGGCCTCACGCGGATGAGATTGGCGAGCGGCTTGAGCAGGCGTTGCCGCCAGAGATTAAGAACAAGCTGCAAGAGGATCGGGTAAAAGCCTCTCAGGCGCCGGGCGAGCCTCCACCGCCTCCGACGCCACAGCAGCAGCAGGACGCGATGGCCGCGCAGATGAAGACCAAGGCGGCTGAACTCGAATTGCAGGGCAAGGAACTCGATAACGAGAAGAAAAAGGCAGACATCGCCAAGACGCTGAAGGACGCTGGACAGTTACCGCAGGGCGATCCAGCCGCATCACAGCAGGCACAGGTTGATGCACACTTGCAGGCCATCGATGTGGCGGCAAAGGAAGATGAGCTTCAAACAAAGCGCGCCCTGAATGCGCTGACGATCCAGATCAAACAGGCCGAGCTTGAAAGGGCCCGCATTGGCCTTGTCGCTACCGGCGAGAAACATACGATCGACACCGTTGCGGGTCTTCAGGACCTCTCGCACACCGCTGACCGGCACGAAGCGGGCATGACTTCGCAAGTGCAAAACTTCATGCACGGCAGCGAAAAGCACCGCGCTTCAATGGATCGCATGACGGCGCCGCCAGAACAGGCTGGCGCGTAGAATTTCGTGTGATGCAGGCTGCATAAGGTAGCCAGCGCCGCGATTGTAACCGCCTTCGGGCGGTTTTTCATTGGACTAAACACAAATGGCAGACGAACCCGAAGTGCAGGCGGAAGCGCCAGCAGACGGCGGATTTATCGACCTTGATAAGGTCGAGCAGGAAGAACCGGCAAAGGAAGAAGGCGAAAAGCCGGAAGCCGAAGACGGCGAAGAAAGGACCGAACCGGAAGCACCCAAAGCAGAGGGTGAAGATGGCGAGGACGAAGACGGCAAACCGCGCAAGCGATCCGGTCTTCAACGGCTGAAGGCGCGCAATTCGCACCTGATGCAGGAACTATCGGCTCGTGAATACGAATTGGAGCAGTTGCGCAGTCGCACGGCGACAGCCAGTGATCCAGATGAGAAGGAGCCGCAAGAGGCCGATTTCAACGGGGATTTCTTTGCATATGAGAGGGCCAAGACGGCCTTCGACGTCCGCAAGGTTATTCGCGAGGAAAATCGAGCCAATCACCTCCGTAATATCGATCAGGAGCGCGGAAATGTGCTTCGCGAGCGAAGGGAGGCTCACCAGGAGCGCGTAGACGCCGCGAAAGAGTTCATCACGGACTACGATCAGGTCGTCGCAAGCGCCCCTCCTATCAACCGGGAAGTCGGGGCAGAAATTCTGTCATCAGAAAAGAGCGAGTTGCTCGCATATCACCTCGCCAAGAATCCCGAGAAAATTCACGCGCTCAACCACATGACCGGCAGGGAGCTAGCCAGAGAAATCGGCAGGCTCGAAGGCATCGTTCGCGCGCCATCCGCAAAGAAACAAACATCCGCTCCGCCTCCGCCGTCTACCGTCAAAGGTAGTTCTGTGCCGCGCAACCCCGACAGTGATCTGTCGGCGTGGCTCAAGAAAACATACGGCTGACGGAGCTAATCCCGAAGGGATTTGAGCTATGTCGAACACGACTCTTACGGCATCGATCGTCGCGAAAGCCTCGCTGGCGATCCTCGAAAACGAACTCACCATGGCGAGCGCGGTTTACCGTGGCTACGAGGATGAGTTCGATAAGAAGATCAACGGTTACGAGGTGGGTGACACCATCACGATCCGCAAGCCGACCGACTTCACGGTTCGCAACACCATCACCGCCTCTCCGCAGGATGTGACGGAAGCCAAGACCTCTCTGTCGGTGAACCAGATTGCGGGTGTGGATTTCAAGTTCACCTCCCAGCAACTGACCCTCAATATCGGCCAGTTGTCCGAGCGCGTCATCCGGCCGGCGATGATCCAGATCGCGAACCAGATCGACGTGTCCGTGATGTCCCTGTTTAAGGACATTCCGCAGTGGGTCGGCACTCCCGGCACGGTTCTCAGCACGTTTGCTGGATTCGCAAAGGGCACCACCAACCTTGATCAGCGTTCTGTTCCCCAGAATGATCGCTCGATGGTTCTGGCTCCCGCGGACTACTGGGCATTGGCTGGCAACCAGACCACGCTGTTCCAGCCGCAGATTGGCCAGAACGCCTATCGCAATGGCAGCGTCGGCAAAGTCGGCGGCGTCAACAACATGATGTCGCAGAATGCGCCAGTGTTCACCACTGGTCCGAAGGGTGGCACTCCTCTGGTCAATGGCGCAAGCCAGGATACGACCTATGACACGACGGGGGCTAACACCCAGTCGCTCATTACGGATGGCTGGACGGCTGCGGCTGCCGCTCGCGTTGTTGCCGGTGACGTGTTCACCATTGCCGGCGTGTACGATGTCAACCCAGTCACCAAAGCTACGCTGCCGTTCCTGAAGCAGTTTGTGGTCAAGGCGGACGGTTCGTCCGATGGTTCTGGCAATCTCACCATGACGATTGCACCGCAGATCATCACGTCGGGTGCGTTCCAGACTGTCTCTGCGGCACCGGCAGACAATGCCGCGCTGACCTTCGTTGGCACTGCCAGCACCGCCTATGCGAACTCGCTGATGTTCAGCAAGAACGCATTTGCTCTCTGCATGGTGCCGATGGTTCGGCCTCCTGGTTCCGTCGATTGCTCGCGTCAGAGCAAAAACGGCATCAGCGTCCGCGTCATTCCGTACTATGACGGCACGAACGATGTCAGCAACTGGCGTCTGGACGTGCTGTACGGCACCAAGACGATTGATCCGCGTCTCGCGGTTCGCGTCAGCGGCACCTAACAAGCAACAGGGGCGGTCCTAGTGACCGCCCATTCTCTCTTTCCGGGTGTAGCGATGTCAAAGACCGCAGATGACCTGATCTATGAGGTCGCGAGCATTCTCGGCAAGGCTATGGCGGGGGAATCGCTTGGTGCGGTCGAGTACGAGACGATTGACGGCAACATTGACCCGGTTTTGGCCGAGATTGAGAACATCGCCTATGTCGGTGATCGTAACGATATTCCAGATCGCCTCTTCCAGACTATCGCTCGGCTCGTTGCAGTTCATTCAGCAGCCAAGTTTGCAAATAGTCCTGTCGATCTGAGTGCGGTACGAGAGCACGAAAGTCGGCTGCAATATCTTGCCGCTGGCGGCCGATCCCGTCGCACATTGCGAGTGGATGCGGGCGTTCTTCAGGATCAGCGCCGCTACTCTGGCTTCTGGCATAAATGACCGACGTTCCTTTCCCCATCCTGTCCGCACCGGGACGACAGGTGCAGGCGTCAGGTGGGCGGCTCATCAACACGTATGTTGAGAAGTTGGCACCGACAGCAGGCAAGCAATACGGATATCCGCGCGTTCCTGGATTAAAGGGATTTGCGACAACGGATGGGGCTGCATTCCGTGGCGGCTTGGAAGTCGGCTCGCTTGTCTATTTCGTCGTGGACAATACCTGTTATCAGATTTCCTCGACTGGCGGTGCAGCAACTGCATTAACCGGCACAGTGCCGGGAACTGCGGCTGTCGTCATTGATCGTGATAATGCAGCAACGCCTCATGTGGTGATTGTCGCGCCAGGTGATGGTGCGGTGCTAATCGATGGCAGCGATGTTATCGACTATCCCGACGCGGATGTGGGCCAGCCGAATAGTGTCACGTATCTCAAGGGCGTCTTCGTATTCACTTATGGCGACGGTAAGACCCGCAACAGCGATGTCAACTCGACTAATATCAACACGCTAAGCGTGGCAACTGCCGAGAGCAAGCCGGACACGCTTTATCGCGGCATCCCACTCGGCAACGGCCAGCTTCTGCTTGTCGGCTCATCTTCGATGGAAGTGTGGGGCGGGCAGAACGATACGGGCTATTTCTTCTCCTACATCGCGACGATCAATCGCGGCATTGTTGGGCCTTATGCCATTGCGGGCCATGAAGACGGCTTCGGCAAGGGCATCTTCTTTGTAGGCGATGATTTCAAGGTTTACACGCTCAACGGCTACACGCCGCAGGCCATTTCAACCACGGACGTTGATCTTGCTATCGAGCGCGAGCCAGACAAAACACTCATCCGTGTCGGGTGCTTCATCGCGAACGGACATGGCTTCGTTGCCGTGCAAGCTCCAACATGGTGCTGGGTATACGAGACGGACCTTGGCTCATGGCACGAGCGCCAGAGCCATCTTGAGACGTACTGGCGCGGGATGTTTCCGTTCAAGGCGTTCGACAAGTGGCTGTGCGGCGATACGAAGTCCGGCAATCTGCTGCAGATCGACGGGCAGTCACAGGACGAACTTGGCGATGCATTGCGCCAGCGGATTGAGACGGGGCCGCTTGGCGCGTTTCCGCAGGCTGTGCGCGTCAACGAGCTGAATTTGTACCTCACAAAGGGCGTCGGCCTCGCGGAAGGTATCGATCCGGTCCAGACCGATCCTGATGTTGAAATTTCAATCTCTCGCGATGGCGGGCAAACGTGGAGCAATCCGCGCGTTGTGAAGCTTGGCCGACAATCTCTCACTTCCGGCCGCAAGCGCGCTTCGATCTGGGGGCAGGCAGACGTGCAGGGCGTTCGTTGGCGGTTCGATATGTCATCCAACGTGCCGTTCATGTTCATGGGCGCTGACATGGCTGCGGAGCCGCTGCGGTGACAGCAGCGCCATCCATCCCGGAAATGCCGGGGCAAACTGTCGGCGTGGACTTCGGGCAATCACAGGTTAATCCAGCTTGGTATGGATACTTTGCCGGGCTGAAGAAGCTCTATGACTTTGTAAAGTTGTTGCAGCCGCTGTCTGATCTACCCGCACACGACGACACGAAGTCTGACATTACGCGATCGATCAATCCTCAGACCGGAACGACCTACACATTCGTTCTGACAGATGCCGGGAAGATTTGCGAGTTTTCCAATTCGTCTGCGGTGACGGTGACCGTACCGCCAAATTCGTCTGTCGCGTTTCCGGTCGGGACGCAGATTGAAGTCGTTCAGTCCGGTGCTGGCAAGGTCACGCTGGCGCAGGGTTCAGGCGTCACGATCAAGTCTGTCGGTTCGCAGAAGTCTCTTGCTGCACAGGATGCGGGCGCAACGCTCTACAAGCGCGATACTGACGTGTGGTGGCTCGGGGGTACGCTTTCCTCATGAGCCACTTCATGTTCAATCAGGGCGGTGGCGACGTTCCCGTTCCCGGCAATGATACATTCACAAAGGTTCTTCTCCACTTCAACGGCCTGAACGGATCAACAACATTCACAGACGATAATGCGGGCGGTGTTGCGGCTACGTGGTCAGTAGTTGGTTCTGCTGCTCTTTCGACATCGAGCCCTGTCTTCGGTAGCGCGCTCTATCAAGGCGCTGCAAGCAGCTACATCAAGTCGAACCAAAGCACGGCATATAATGCAGGCTCGTCCGACTTTGAAGTTGATTTCTGGATTCGCGGAAGCGCCGCCCTTGCAACGACGCTGCAGTATCTCGCCGGGTTTGGAAATCCGAGTTCGTCAAATGATTTCGGTTGGTCTGTTGCGTATGACTCATCCAAAATCCTGCGCTTCACCTTTCAGAATACCAGTCTCGCGATTGGCTCAGCCGTCACTACGGCAACCTCGATCATGGACGGGTCAAAGCATCATCTCGGCTTCAGGAAAACATCGTCCTCTCTTTCGATATACATCGACGGCGTTAATGCAACATCATCCGCAAGCGCCGCATCCGGCTCGATGGGCGGCAGTTCATCGGCAGAATTAAATGTGGGTCGCGCACCAACGCCCGGCGCAACGCAATGCTGCCAGAGCGCGATCGATGAATTTCGTTACAGCATCGGGACATCTCGCAACCCCGCTGACTGGCCCCCGACCGGCCCTTACAACTAAAATCAGGACATAGATCATGTCATTCTTGGATGACCTGTTCGGAGGCGGTGCTGAAAAGGCCGCAGCCGATAAAAACCGTGCGCTTCTGTCGGATTATCTGAGCAAAGGCACGTCTGCGCTCGATAGCGGACTGGCGAGTTCGACGGGCTATCTTAATTCTGCGGGCACGACGCTTGCCGATTTGCAGAAGAAGTACGGGGCTGGAACGTCGCTCTATCTCGACGCGCTCGGCGTGAATGGAGCGGATGCGGCCAAGACGGCGCAGCAGTCGTTTACAACCGGCCCCGGCTATCAGCAGGGCATCGATGCGGGCCTTGATGCGATCAATCGCCGCCGCGCTGCGGGTGGTATGCTTGATAGCGGCAACGCCGATCTGGACGCGCTCAACTTTGCGCAGAATACCCAAAATCAGCAATACAACAACTGGCTGTCGAATCTCGGCGGTCTTGTGTCGCCGGAAACGCAAGCCGCAACCGGCGTGGCTGGTGTTGACACGAACTTGGCGAACCTTTCGCAGACCGACGCCACGAACCGGATCGGCCTCTATGGCAACTATGCCTCTGGCAACATCGGCGCGAACAACATGCAGGCTGCGGGCGAGGCGGCAGGAGCCAAAAACCTGCTAGGCGGCGCACTGTCGCTTGCTGGACTTGGTCTGAAGGCGTCCGGCGTCGGCGGCTTTGGTTCAGCATTGAGGGCTTAAGAAATGGCTCGCACAAACCTGAAGGATCGCTTCTTCTCAAAGGTATTTAAGAATAGCAAAACAGGATGTTGGGAGTGGACTGCGCAAAAGGACAAGGATGGATACGGTAGAATATCATTTTGTTGCAAGCCGCACCTTGCCCATCGAATTTCTTTTGAAATTCATCATGGCGAAATCCCTGGCGGGATGATGGTCCTTCATCGCTGTGACAATAGACCCTGCGTAAATCCAGACCATTTATTTCTTGGAGATCATCTCTCAAATATGGCGGATATGGCCTTGAAAGGAAGGTCGCCAAGTGGCGCGTATCACCATAGGCCATGTGCGGTCTTAACCGAGAAAGATGTTCTAGAGATAAAGTCCGCCAAGGGCGTCACACAAAGAACGTTGGCTGCACAATATGGTGTCGGCCAAGATCAAATATCCCGCATCCGCACAGGGAAGCGTTGGAGTTATCTTTAGGACACGCACATGATAGCACCGCTTCAGCTTCCCGGTTATGCGGCTCCGCAGACGATCGACTGGACCTCGCTTGATCGTCTCGGCACCACGCTCCAGACAAACCGGATCAACAACGACCGCCAGCAGGCGTTATCGCTTGCGACCTTGGGGCAGACGCCCGGTGCCCAGCCTGACTATGGAAAATCTGTCAGTGCATTGATCGGCGCTGGTGATCTTGAGGGTGCTGCGAAGATTGCCGCGATTCAGAAGGCCGTATCGCCGGAAAGCTCGGCTGATTTGCAGGCCTATAAGGTTGCAAGGGGACAAGGCTTCACGGGCGGCATTCTTGATTTTTTGAAGGACAAGGCGGCGGCTGGTGCGACGAGGGTGAATAATAGCACCGTGGTCCAGTCAGGCGAGAAGGCTTACGATACCGCAGTAGGCAAGGATTATGCCGACGTTTTCACGACAACTCAAAAGGCCGCTCGCGATTCTGTCGGAGCCATCAACAATTTGAACTTGATGGAAAACCTGACAAAGAATCCGAATTTCTACTCCGGCGCTGCTGGCAATCTGGTTACGCAGGGCAAAAAGATCGCCGCGTCGCTTGGCATTGCTGATGCGAATAGCGCAGCGCCAAACGAATTGTTTCAGAAGATCGGCAACAAGGCCGTGCTTGATGCGGCTGGTGGATCGCTCGGTACCGGATTTTCCAACGCTGACCGCGACTTTCTCAGCGGCACTGTCCCCAATATCGGCAACACGCCAGAAGGCAATCGGCAGATTATCGCCATCGCGCGCACTGTTGAACAGCGCAAGCAACAGGTTGCGCAGTTCGCCCGCGACTATGCCAAGAAGCATTCCGGCCGCATCGATGCTGGCTTCGACCAGGCATTGCAAGAGTGGTCAAACGCTCACCCAGCGTTCTCGCAAGCGCAGCGCGGTTCGCAGCCAGCACAAGCCCCACAGCAACCTCAGGCTGCGCCACAGCAAGGCCAGCCACGCCAAGCTCCTGACGGCAATTTTTACGTTCCTGATCCTAATCGTCCCGGCAAATATCTTCAGGTCATTCAGTAATGCCTACATTCCAGCCAGTTGATTTTGACCCGTTCGCGGGCGGACAGCAGGCGGCCACAGGTGGCGTGACGACCATACCGGGGCAGGGCGATAGGCCGACGCGCGTTGTCATGGATATGTCAACGTCGGCACAGCCCAAGCTAGTACCAGTCGATCACGACCCATTTGCGAGCGGTCAGGATGGCTATCTTTCGGACGCTCTTAAATCCGGTGCGTCTGGTGTCGCGAAGGGCGTTGCAAGCCTGATCGGTGCGCCTGCCGATTTGTCTGAACTTGGTGCGCAGGGCATCGATTATCTAACGCGCAAAGTCGGTGAGAAGCTTGGCGTTGATGTCAGGAAACGCGAACCGCAAAAGGTGAACTACGGCTCGGAAGATGTCCGCAAGGCGATTGAGAGCGTCGTCGGTGAGCTACACACACCGCAAACGAAGGTGGGGGAATACGCTCAGACGATTGGCGAGTTTGCCCCGGGGGCATTATTTGGTGGGGGCGGTCTTGCCGCCAGAACCGCTCAAGTCGTTGTCCCGGCGCTTACCAGCGAAACTGCCGGGCAGGCAACGAAGGGCACGGCGGCAGAGCCATACGCAAGGTTTGGCGGCGCTGTCTTGGGTGGCGGCCTGACTGCGTTAGCGTCGCGTCCTGGTACCGCTGCGCGGGCACTTAGCGGGCAGTTGCCCGAGGGTGTGACCCCTCAGATGGTCGATCAGGCGCAAGTACTCATCAGCGCCGCCAAGCAGCAGGGTATAGATCTGGCGTGGCCGGAGGCATTGAGCAAGGTTGCCGGGCGGCCCGTTCTCACCAATGCGATGCGCCATTTGGAAGCTTCGCCGCAGACCGAAGCCAAAATGGCAGAGTTTTTCGGTCAGCGTCCTCAGCAGATCGAGAACGCCGCGCGAGGTAATTTCAACGAAATCGCGCCTATTAATTCTACGCCTTCGACTATCGGTCCTGCCGCTGGAACGGCGGCAGAGAGCGCCGTCAATGACGTTCGCGGCATGATCAATAAGGCAGCTGAGCCATTCTATGATCGTGCGTCCACGGTTCTCCTGGGTCCACAGGAAATGGCGCAGGTTCGCGCTCTGCCAGGCTTTAAGGAAGCCCGCGACGCCGTTCGAAAGGATCCCCAGCTTAATCGTTATGTGTCGCATTTGCCGGACAACAGCGTCGGATTCCTGAACGAGGTGAAGAAGGAACTGGACCGAAGCGCGAAGAACGCTGTCGGTCCATTAAACACACAGCCAAACATGCAGCGCGCCGCTGGGCTCGGCAATGATGCCACGTCAGTCAAGAACGCTGGCATCAATGCGTCAGGTGATTATGAGATTGCGCTTGGCATTGAGCAGCAGGCGAGGGAGAAGTATCTGAAGCCTCTCCTTGACGGACCGCTGGGAAAGCTTGCCTCAAAAGATACTGCGACCAAGGACGCGATTAATGCGTTATTCCCGCTGAACCCACTCCCCAACAGTGAGCATGAAATCGCGACCGCTGTATCGGCTTTGACAAAGCGCAATCCGTCTGCGGCTCGCGACCTTGTCCGCGCTCATGTGGAGAGCGTGTTTAATCAGGGCGCAAAGGATTTGCAGAGCGGTGCAAATCAGGCGGGCGGTGCCAAGTTCAAGGTTCAGCTTGTCGGCAATGCCCAGCAACGGTTGAATCTTCGGGAGGCAGTTGAAGCGCTCCCGAACGGTCAGGACAAATGGGCAGGCTTCAACAAGTTTCTAGATATTCTTGAGGCGACGGGAACGCGACAGAACGTTGGTTCGCGGACGGCCTACAACGCGGAATTGCTCAAGCAGCAGGCGATGGGTGGGATGGTTGGCGATGCAGTCAAGACCGGCGCAAATCCCGCGCGTTTCGGTCAGAAGTTCATCGATCGATATGAGCAATACAAGCTTGGCAAAAACTTAGGGCAGCTTGCGGATATTCTGACCAATCCGCGATCCGCTGATCTGCTTCGGACGATTGCCAAAAATCCGTCTGATTCCAGCAAGGCGCTTGGTGCCGCTTTCCGGCTGCTCAACTTCTACAACGCCTCTGGCCGCTCCCCTGTCCAAAAATCGGACAAGTA